ATCTAGTCCGCTGCAACGCAGCAGACCTAATAAACATTATGCGACGTGACCCCAGCATATTGTGCTTGCTGGGGGAATAACCAGAATACACATTGTGCCGCTCTGGCATTGATTTTGTAGTTTGTTTCCTCATCTAAAGTGCCCTTTCTTTGGCGTTTGTTCAACGATGTACAACTTTCCAACCCCGACCTGCTTAAAACCACTACATCTAGGCCCGGCGAGCGCGGACTTTGCGCTGTAAATCGAGCGATTCTGTGCGTTTGTTTTTGCTGTGCAGCATGACCTTGGCGTTGTCCATTGCCCACCTAGCGGCCAGCACCCGGTAGACTTCTGGCCGCTTGTCGTCGAAGGACAGCTTAGTGAGCTGCTTGGCCAGATCCTCAAAGACGGTGGCGGCCCACTTGACGTCGTTGAGCACGACCATGGGCACGTCGATCCTGGCGTTGACCCCGCGGCCGATGCCGTTAAGCAGCCTGGCGAGCTGCTTGCGATCGTCTTCTGTTTCGAAAGATGACCAATCACCTGACATTGCTGACTCCTGATTTTTACAACCGGTGAATATAAACCAAAGTGATATCTGTTTTTATGGCCAAGGTCTGTGCGTTGTTTCCGCATTCGGTCACTTGACCCTCTTGAGTAGGTTGCTAACCTGGCTGGCGTGCCATTCGGTGTTGCCGCGGGGTGTCTCGACGCCACGGGACTGCAGAGCTGCGGCGATGTCGCGCAGCGTGATGGCGCCGGTCTTCTTGATGATGTCGCGAACGACGGGGCCAACGCGGTCTGCGTAGGTGTCGGCCTTGGCCACCAGCACTTTGGTGCCAGCCGCAGAGCCGATCTGAGGCGTAGGGCTGCCGAGCTTCTTGCCCTGGCGTTTAAGGGCCTGCAGGGCCTCGGTGGTGCGCTTGCTGATGCGGTCTGCTTCGTACTCGGCGAACACGGCCATCATCTGCAGGAAAGTGCGGTCGGCCTCGGGCATATCCGCGCAGACGAATTTGATCTGGCTGTTGAGCAGCGTGCTGATGAACTGAACATCACGCGCCAGGCGATCAAGCTTGGCCACGACGAGCGTCGCCTTCTGCTTGCGAGCCAGGTCCATGGCTGCCTTGAGCATGGGGCGATCCTTGAGGCGCTTGCGGGTGCCCGACTCGATCTCTGTGAACTCGCCAATCAAAGACCAGCGGCCGCCATTGAGGAAGGTGGTAACCAGCTGACGCTGGGCATCAAGGCCAAGGCCAGAGGCACCCTGCTTGTCGGTGCTGACCCGGTAGTAGGCAACGAACTTGCCGCTGTGCGCTGTCATCTCAGAACTCCTGTATCTCGGTGGTTCTCGATATCGAAGTGATATCGGATGAGCGAGATATTCCTCCTGTTTTTTCCGCTTGTCAAATACCCAATCCCTACCGTTGTACTAGGGCTTTCCCTAATCATCCGCTCTTGTCCAATTTCCATAGGTATCATTCGGTGCATTCACAGTGCAATCAAGAAAGGACAAAATGGCCACCCGCAATAAACCCCTCTTCATTCGCCTGCGCACAGAGACCCGGCAGCTGCTGGATCGTGCAGCTGAAGACCAGAACCGCAGCCGGGCCAGCCTGATTGACGAGATCCTGCGCGAGTCGCTGCAGGGCCGTTATCAAGACGTTACCAGCCGACTAGATCAACTACTGACCCAGTCGCGATGACGGGCCGAATGTCTCGCAACAAGGGCGCCGCGGGTGAGCGTGAGCTCGCCAAGATCCTGGCCGATGAGCTGGGCGTCGACGTCAAGAGAAAGCTCGGCCAGGCCCGCGACGGTGGTGACGACATCCAGGTTGGCAAGTACCGCCTCGAGGTCAAGCGCCGTGAGGCTCTGCGCCTGGATGACTGGTGCCAGCAGATCGAGGTGGCTGCCAGGCCTGGTGAGTGGCCGGTGGTGGTCTACCGCCGCAACGGCCAGCCATGGCGTGCTGTGGTGCCGCTAGATTTACTGATCAAAGCAATGAGGGAGAAGTTATGACGAGCTGGACCTACGCGAAGGCCGTGAAGGCTGCATCGATTGTCACTGGCACGCGGTTCTGCAGCCACTGCTGGATGACACAGAAAACGGAGGGAGGGGCATGGAAGGTATCAAGCAATGGGCGTACACGGCGCTGGCGCTGTGCGGAGTGCGCTCAGCGAGCTCAAAACCGAGCTGCTACAGCTGCCGGCACGGCCGACCCGTTGACGGGTACTGGCTCTGGTGCGAGCGCAGGCACAAGTCCGTGATCGGAATTGAGTGCCGACTTTTTGAGCACAGAGCAGACCCCAGGGGCGAGCGATGACCCTCGCCTGGCTTGTCACGCTTGCGGTGATATCCATGCTGCTGCTCGCCTTGTTGAACTGCCCGATGGCCGCGTGGTTGGCAATTACTCGAAAGCTTTCTTTTTACACAACGAAGCTGTGTGGGTACTGCGTTCGCGCAGGTCCAAGCGCACGCGGATGGAATACCTGGCGGTGGTCGAAACGAACCGCGGCCGGGCCGAGAAAGACGCGCTCAGAGAAGAGATGTTGAAGGTGTACGAGTGGAAGGAAAAAAAGAAGAAATGAGAGATCAGATAGAACACAACGTCGTCAGCGTATCTGGCGGCAAGGATTCCACCGCCCTGCTCTTGCTGGCCATTGAGCGCCAGACTGAGAACCTGCAGGCCGTCTTTGCAGACACTGGCCATGAGCACCCGATGACGTACGAGTACGTGGAGTACTTGAACGCCGAGGTGTACCCGATCAAGACAATACGGGCTGATTTCGCTGACCAGCTTGAGCGCCGGCGGCAGATGATGCAGCGGGTGATTGATGGCACGCACGTCAACCGCGGCAACTATGAATGGACGCCCGAAGTGGCCAGGCAGGCGCTTGAGCTACTCAAACCCACAGGAACCCCGTTTCTGGATCTTTGCCTGGTGCATGGCCGGTTTCCGTCGACCAAGGTGCGCTTCTGCTCCAACGAGCTCAAGCGCGACCCTCTGACCGAGCAGGTGCATCTGCCCCTGTTGGAGGCTGGCCACGATGTCATCAGCTGGCAGGGAGTGCGATCGGATGAGAGTTTGGCCAGGGCCAATCTACCGGAGCGGGAGTGCAAGAACACGATGCCGGGCAACGGGGCCGAGCTGTGGCATTACCGCCCAATTCTGAGCTGGAAGGTTGAGGATGTCTTTGCGATGCACAAAAAGCACGGAATTGAGCCCAATCCGCTCTACAAGATGGGTATGGGCAGGGTCGGCTGTATGCCCTGCATTCACGCCCGCAAGGATGAGCTCTTGGAAATCTCGAAGCGGTTCCCAGAGGAGATTGAGCGGGTTGCCAAGTGGGAATCGATCATCAAGCAGGTCAGCAAGACCGGGACGGCGACGTTCTTCCCTGCCTCGAAGATGGGGGCTGAGACGGCCGCGGATGTTGATGTTGAAAAGCACGGCATCTGGGCACGGGTTGAGTGGGCCAAGACGAGCCGAGGTGGTAAGCAGTACGACTTTATACGTACAGATCCCAATGCCCCCCTTTGCTCGTCGGTCTATGGGCTGTGCGAATAAGTTTTGGCGATTAAGAGAGGAGAAAAAAATGATCTTGAACGGGGAGAAAATAAAAAATCCTCATAAAAATGTGGATCTAGTCACAAATTTTGCCAACCCAGCACGAAATCTTGCAAATCGTGAGGAGAAAACTGTTGTTTTTGACAGGTGTTTGCAGGTTGCCAAATGAGCGCCCTGCCCTTACCTAGCAACGTCGTGGACTTCAAGCTGCCAGGCCGCAAGCCCAGGATCATCGAGAAGCAGGCAGAGCCTGACAAGCGATCCCTGGCCGTCATCCCATTCCGTGCCATTACGGACAAGACCCTGACCGATGGCAGCTTTCGCATCCTCGGCCTGCTCTGCAGCTACTGCAACCGAGCTGGAATTACCTGGGTGAGTCAGAAGCGCCTGGCAGAGGACATGAAGGTCTCGAGGCAGGCCATCACCAAGCATTTGGCCAAGCTGCGCAATGCAGGCTATGTGGAGATCACCAAGAAGGGATTCCGCGGGGAGCGATCCAACACCCTGCGAGTGATCTTCGACGCCAGCATGACCCAGGAGGACGCGATCGCCATCACCAGTGCGATCGAGGACACCAGGCCCCCAGAATTAGCCAAGAGAGATAAGGACATCATGGACATCATGGCCAACAACGACCTACCGGACCTGACACCAGAGCAGCTGCGCGCCAATCAAAAAAGACTCGAAGAGCTGGTCGGCACCCTGGTGCAACCAAGAGGCAACTTCAGACACCACCAACCACAAGCAATTGGAGACATCATGGCAACCAGAAAGCAGACACATAGGCAACCCAATACGGTTGCCAATGAAGAGGCCCCACATAGGCAACCAG